CAGTTGCTACTCCTGTTAAACTCCAATTCCAAGTTGGTAAAGTAGCGCCAGAAAGAACAGTATATGTGTGATATAACGTAAACGTTTGTCCGTCTGGATCAACTTTATTTTTAATTGCTAGTGTTTCGGCATCTGTGAATTTAGTTCTAAATCCTCTTACTAGTGTTTTTAAGTTTCCCGATTCTGGAATAAACTTGTTTAATGTATAATCTGTACCACTTACTGTTTTTACATCTGCCCAAATAGTAGTTCCGGAATTGGTCTCTAATTCAAGAGTGTCCCCCTCATATACTGTTTCGGTCATCGATGCCGCTGATATTTTCATTCCGTCTAATGTACTGACTGTATAAGTTATTCCTGTTTGAGAAAGAACTACTTCAGTAGTATTAGTTTTATTCGCATGAAGAAATTTATTTAAAAGACTTGGATGTTTTATAGCATTTGATATTTCATTTCGTATAAAATTATCACTGTTTCCTTTGCTTTTGTTATAACTTAATGATATCGTTATTGGTTCGTCTTCAACAAATACACTACCATCTGAACCTGTTATACTCAAGTTAGAGTGATGTCCTAGAACATCATCCGTCTCATAGAAACGAGAGTTGCCAGCGAAAGAAGTATTTACTGCTTTAACTTTATTAACAACATTATTTCCAAGAGTTAACGGATATACATTATAATCTTGTGCATTGACCATTCTATCTTGTGCGTAATAACTTCTTGGTGCAACTCTACGCACACTTGCGTATGTTTCGCCTGAGAAGTTTTCACTGAAATCTTTTGTACTGCTGATTGTCAATGATAATCTGTATGTTCTATTATCACTACCCGTATAAGGAATTGTTATTGTTTTATTAGAGATATCGTTAGCATTTACAGAAAAATTATCATTATCGACTGTTCTACGCCACACTCTGTAGTTTCCATATGCCGCATTACCAAACACACCATCTGGATAATGTAGTTCGATTGTATTGTTGTCTGTGGAATTTACACTTACTATGTCTCCAGAACCAGTTCGCAAACTATTATAAATTGCTGTCTCTCTTGTTTCGTTGTCTACTTTTGTTACACTTGATGCGTAAACACTTGTTGAATCTATCTTCTGAATCCACACGTCAGAGTTTGATACATTGATTGCATTTACTCGTTGTATTCTATTTGAAACTTGAGTATTATATGTGAAGTCTTCAAATCCTAATGCACCAGCAACTGCGTAAACAAAGAATCCAGTTCTATCACTAGCAGAACCTAAATTGTCATTTCGGTTAATAATTGTAAAGTTGTTGTCTAATTTTGGTTCATCTTCTTGTATTGTTGCATTAACTGTGTCTAGAGATACACGAACCGCTTCAAAGTTTCTAGTTTTTCCATCAACGTTTGCAGAGAACGAATAATTTACATTTTTTGTTGACGCTGTTTCATTTATTTCATACAAAGAATGCTCAACATCTACAACTGTTAATGTAGACGTAGGATTCTGAATTTTAGTAGTGCTTGAAAAAGCAGAATTTAAGACACTGATAAAGTTCTCATACCAATCTATATCATTACTATCGTTCCAGTTGACTGCCTTGCCTGCAAGAGAAACACCCAGATTGTCATAGACATTTTCGTCAGTTGACAAACTAGTAATCTTCATAAAGCCTTTTGCATTAATAGGTCTAGTTTTATTATAACCTAGAGTTTTAGCCATTTGTAGAATACTTGCTCTACGTTCAGCAGTATCCATAAAGTTTTCTCGTGTATTCATATCTAAACGATATGATAAACTGTGTCCAAGATATGCAACTAAATCTAAAATGGCAACAAACTCTGAACTTGCGATAAAATCATTAAATTTATCAGGATAAGTTTGGGCTGTGTATGTTAGTAAGGCTTCTCTAATTGTGTCAAAATCATATGCTTTAAGACTAATGTTGGTGAATGCAGTATATACCGCTGTCCAACTTTCACTTGCAAATAAATTGTCTGTACGTTCTTGGCTCATATTATTCTCTCTATTATTCTCTATCTAAATTAATACTTAATTCTACTGGCTCATTTGATGGTAGTATTTCAAGTCTCAATATAGCGTTTAGTGTGTGGTCCGAGTCTGTGATTTCAATACTAACAAATTTACATCTCGGATCATCGTTTATAATATCTGTTAAATCTGCTTCAATCAACTCAGTTGTTTCTTCAGTTAGCGGCTCAAACAACATATCATGTATAATTGACCCATATGTAGGCAACATTACTCGTTCGCCTTTACGGGTCATGATATGATTCATAAGGTCTTCAATCACTAAATCTTTGTCATTTAACTGATGATTTATTGCATTTTTATTTTTGGTACTAAAACCTGTGAATAATGGCATAACTTTATTTTCTCTGTAGTTTATTTCTTAAATGTATTTATCTCTACTTAATATTCGTAGTTTTTAATTGACAAACTGAAACAATAATGTTATCATAGTATATAAATAATAGTAGAATTTCATTATAACAAGGAATACCTTATGCCAAACTTAGTACCAATGGTCGTTGACCAATCAGCAAATGGAGAACGCAGTTACGATATCTTTTCTCGTCTATTAAAAGAACGAGTGATATTTTTGACTAGTGAAGTCAATGACTATCAGGCAGATTTAATCTGTGCCCAATTGTTATTTTTAGAAGCAGAGAATCCAGACAAGGATATTCATTTTTATATCAATTCGCCTGGTGGTGCAGTAACGTCTGGTATGGCAATATATGACACTATGCAGTTTATTAGTTCGCCTGTTGCTACAACCGTGATGGGACAAGCATGTAGTATGGGTTCACTACTTGCACAAGCAGGTGCTGAAGGTAAGAGACATGTATTACCAAATAGTCGCACAATGATTCATCAACCATCTGGTGGTGCAGGTGGGCAAGCAACTGATATGAAGATTCAAGTTGATGAGATGATGAAAATGAAAGAAAGATTGACTCAAATCTATGTGAATCATAATTCTGCTGGAAAGAAATTTGACGAATTAACCGCGGCAATGGAACGTGACAACTTTATGTCAGCAGAAGAAACGGTTGCGTTTGGTTTAGCAGATAAAGTTATAAACAGTCGTTAAGAGAATCCAGGCACGAAACTGAATATCTTGGCAGTTTTTGTTCTCTGTTGAGCCAGTTTTTCGTCTACCTTGCCATTCTTCGTTATATTTTTTTGAATTTCGTCTGTTATTGTATACCAGTCTTTAGCATTTATAAGTGTAATGATTGAACTATTTTCTATAGTAGTGACACCTTCATAAAAGAAATGATACAACAATGCATCATAGTGTGGCTGTGATATTTTTACTTTAATAAACTTCTCTAGTATCTTACCAATGTTTCGTAATTGTTTTTCTAAAATGAAATCTGCCATTCCTTTTGTTATCTTCTCAAATGTGATATCTACACGTGTAGACGCAACAGTAATATATCCGTAATTCAATTCAGTATCTGATATCTTATAATTATAACCAACTAGATTATCTTTAACAGTAAGTGTTGGCTTATTGTCTAATATAATAGCATTCTTGCTCATTGATGAAAACGTTAAATTCTTTACATCTTCAAGATTTACTCTTACATTAGAAAGCATATATCTCGGATTATCATTTAGGTCATAACCCGTTCCTAGATAAGTGCCAGACGAAGTTATAACATTCAACGGCAATTGTATATAATTTAATAATGAACCTTTTCGTTTATCGTATATCATTTTTTATTCCTACTTCGATTCGAATGCCGCCTTTACGGCTGCCTGTTGTTCCTCTGACAATACTGCCAATCTGCGACCTTCGTCACTGGCTGCCCAAACTGCAAAATCACTTGCCGTTTCTTTCAATTCTTTGGCTTGTGTTCTAATAAATGGCTCATGTGTTGGCATAGCAGATACGATAGTATCTTTTACTTCAGTATTTTCTAAATCTTGCATGTCTGGCATAGAATCAACTAAAATAAGTTCTGACTCTGGTGCAAGAGGACCATTTAAATGTAACTTACCACCAGTAGATACTACACAGTTAACTCCAACATTTATATTCATTCCTGCTTCGCTTTGTAAAAACTGATTGCCTACACTTCGTAAATGTAGTTCTTTATCTGAATTAATTTTAGTATTACCAAAACTATGCATCTGAATATTTTCACCTGCTTCTAAATTAATATTCTTGTCTGCTCGAAGATTGAAATCTTTTTCTGTTCTCATACTCAATGAGCCCTCAGCATATACCATAACCTCACCATTTGCTCCAATCTCTACCCATCCAGATCCACTACTGTTTACTGCGTAAATAAAATCATTACCGCCATCTAAGATAACGGCAGCACCCGAGGCAGTTGTTATTCTTATTTGTTCAGGATGAATAGTACCGTCATCATTGATACTACCATCGTCTATAGATACAGCAGAACCACTTGGTGTTTTAAATCCCATAACTTTAGAATGTTGAGGTATGTCATATCCGACATCTCTGCGAGGAGAAGATGTAGATGTTCCTCTAAATCTATCAGTAAGTGTGCCCTGTGTAGCAGTTTTTTTGCTTCTTGGATCGTTTGCTACTTCTTTTTCATCTTTTTGAATATCGTCTGTGGTGGAATAAGATTTTGGCATTGGAGAATCGCTAAAAGCACCTTCACCAGCACCCGATCCATCAACCTTTGGAGAACCACTCACTCCTCCACTAACAACATCGACAATGTGTCCTGCTTGAGCAAACCAGAATCCCTCGGTTGATTTACCACCATCTGCAAAGAAAACGAAAACAGTGATACCAGAATCAACTGGCGCACTGTGAATAGAACCAGTACTAGCATGTTTGAAGTACATTGGATTATCTGGATCTTGCCCCAATGCTGGAATATAAGCGGCAATTCTGCCTTCTCCCAGTGGATCAATAAAATGCTCATCAGTTTTATCACTTCTAGTAACAGTTATGGCTTTGTATATACCCCTACTTAGTGCATCACTAATTGGAAATGCTGATTTAATTTGTTCTCTTCTAATTGCTTTTACTAAACTTGACATTATGTGTTCTCTTATTATGGGGTTGGGTCTATATAAAATTTATCGCCAGTTATAATTATCTCCAGCCTTCCGTCTTTTTTTGTAGGAAGTTTGCCATTTATTAATTGACTTTCTTGCCCTGATTTTATATCAGGGAATAAGTCTGCAATCTTTTCTTTTAAAGCATCGTAGTCTCTCGAATATGATGGATTCATATCATCATATGTAGTTGTATATATGCCAAAGAATGTGCTAGGATTACTAATCGTTGTCGAAACACCATTTGCGTCAGTATATATAATTGGTGCAATGTTACTAAAATCTTTAACTTCAATAACATTTCCCATATCATCTGTTACGGTTGTCCTGTCTCCAATATCATAACTTGTTATTAGTTTGTATATCTTTTTGGCCTCATTATATTGAGTTACTTTATTAGGATTAGCCATTGCATATTCCCAACCAATTCCTTCACCAGCAAAATTCTTGGAATATCTTGATTTTAAACTTCCTGGTAATATAATATCCATAGTATTAAGAGCAGTCTTTACCAAGATTGGCGCTTTGTCTACCTCAATTTGTGCAACTGGATTTTGTATTGGAACATATGTTGTATCATTGCCTGTTACTTTAGTTGCTACTGCTGTAATTTTTTCGGCTGGTAGACCAAGTTCTAAAACAGCGGCTTCAAATTCAAGTTCTTCTAATGATATTGCATCCACTACTCGATGACTAGGGTCGAAGTAATATGTCTTATTAAGAATCGCATCTTGTTTTAAACCAGATGTTACTAATTCTCCTTGTATCTTGCCAATACTGATTGCTTTGCCAATATCCCCTCTGTGTCCTGTTTTCACACTAGCATTTATATCGTTGATTCCTTGTGCTAAAGTTTCAACGGTCACAAAATCTTTTTCTGTGAGTCTCTCTAGTTCTTCGGCTTTTCTAATTTGTGCCGCGGCTCTGAAGTTCATTGCTCTTCTTACATCATCCGATACTACTATTTTTTCTTTTTCAATATTTTCAACTATTGCTTTTGTTGTGCGTTCATACCATTGCTGTTCTCTAACAACATCATCAACTGTAATTGGTGTTTTTTCTATAATGGTTTTAATTTCATCAACAAGAACTTTTACATCACCTGCTTCTGAAACTGTTAATGTGTCTGCATCAGTCTTTACAATCTCAAGTTTTCTTGTTTCAGGATTAAACACTTTTTCTTTTGCAACTACATTATCAACGGTTTCTTCAAACCAATGTGTGGCCTTCCAATCACCATTTGAATTCGGATAAGTGATTTGGTCTCTATATTTTTTTTCATTCCATGTATAAGTTGGAAGGTTTATTAATACCTCTGTTGCTTCTTTATTAACTAGTTCTGTATTTCCATTTAACATGCTGTTATCAACCGTTGCACCTAACGGCTCACTACTAGTACGTTCGTGTGTTCCATTAGAAATTTCTTCTAATATAACTGTTGGTGTTCTTTCTCCAGTCGCATCAACTACTAGTTTTTGTATGTTATCTGAATTGTGACCTGTAATGTTTAATTCACCTCCGCCAGCGATTTGATACATTGCAACTTCTTGTGCTGAAAGAACAAAACTAGCATCAGTGGCTGGATCGGCAATTACATCATTAAAATAATCATTGATTGCTGTTATAGTAGATGCTTTTCCTTTGTCCTCTATGGTAAGTCCGAGTGTTTCAAGTATTGTGGCTTCGGATGCTGTTACTTGCTCACAACTACTTGGCGCAAGACCGGTGGCACATGCATCACGTAATTTTCTTGTGTTCTCAAGGTAAATAAGAGAATTATTCCATCTTGCCCAATTATCTAATAGAATTGCATCATGTTGCCCTAGTGCTGGGTTTACTGGAGTTACTGCTAATGTGTCTACAATATCTTGCTGTAGGTTTTCCATTCTTTCATTTTCACCCCCCATCTTTTCATTAAGTTCCACGTCAAACACACGTTGCCACGCGGCAACAATACGGTCAACATAATTTGGTCCCTCTTCTTCAATTTTATTGTACATTCTTTCCTGTATCACTTCAACTGATTCCATTTTTCCATCACCTACATAATAATACCCGTTCAAATCCCGTCCAAGTACATCTCTATGAACACCATCTGCGCCAGTGACTACTACTCCTTCATAGTCTCCTTCATAGTTTCCTGTTGTGTAAGTCGCATCTATATCTACTTCTAGGTTAGCATCATTGGTGTCTGTCCTTTCGGTTAGTTGTCCTGCAGAAACAACTCCTGCGTCCGAAGTAAAATGTTCTGCCGTAGTGTTTTTTACCATCATTAATGTCTGAGTAAATATTCCATTGGAAAATGAACTTGTCATACTGCTCACTGCATATAAACTTGTAATGAGATTTCTTTTAAGTATATTGTCGTGTAAGTCAACACCATCAGTTACTCCTGATGTTAATATCATGCCGTTCCAACCATTCTTTGTTGTTTGTATATTTAATCCTTGTTTGTCTCCTCCACCATTACCAAATGTTTTCTTCAAAGTTTTTTCACCAATCGGCATATATCCTTCTAACCAATAAGGATCACCCTTAATAGTTATTTGGGCGTGAATCATACTTGGCTTAAGTTGTTTTGATTCGTAGTATTTTGCTTTAACAAGTTCCAAATCTATATCATCGGCTGCTTTAAGTGTATAACTTCTATTTTCGGCACCCATCTTTCTTATTAGACGTTGAAATGTGATAGGGTTACTTGCTTGTGCTTTAAGAATAGTTCTATAATCATCGTTAGATATTTTAGATACGAAATCATTATCTAATTCTTCTGCCAGTATTAGTTTTTTTGGATTTTTATTTGCGTTTTTGACGCCCTCGAATGCTGATTGAATTCCTTTAGACGCTTTGTTGTGTTTTGAACTTATGGTACTAGACACCGCATCCATATATGATTCTTCAGCGAGTGTTTGGGCGGCTTGATATTCTTCTCCTGATTTAGCCGCTAACTTTTGGGCTTCTACTACCTCACTGTGCAATTGATTTAATCTGGCGTCCATATAGCCAGTATCGAACTCTTTCATAAATTCTTCATTTTCAAATTGAGTTTCAAGGTCAATATAGGATTTGCCTGCAAATATATCTTCCATTTCACTAGGTGGCATAGAGGTGTCCGTGAAGTTGTTAGTGGCATTACCCTTTTGGTGCATTACTTTATGACCGTAAAACTTGTAATATGCGTTAATTATTTGACTTTTGTAAGTGTATTCTTGATTCGCCAGCATCGTTGTCGCATCTTCTTTGGCTTTTTGTAATTCTGTATCAATATCTTTTAGTCTCTTTGCTTCTGCCGCATTCTTATCGACTATCTCTCGGTGTGCGCCCGATATGTGCTTACCCTCTGCACCTTCTTTTATAAAATGTTCATATGCCCAGAAATCATCAGGCGTAGAATATGTCTTCAAAAGTTGCGAGTCTAATGAAATGCTAAAGTCTAATATCTGGTCATTATTTCCAGTAAACAAATAATCATATTTTTTATTGACGTGTAGATTATCAAATAATTGTTGAAGCACTTCTCGATAACTTAGAATCTTGGCTTGTTGATTTGGCATATTTTGGTCTATTACCTTTTCTTCATAGTCTATAAAAAACTTAACATCATATGAATTTTTTCCTTCTACTGGATTATATCCATCTGTTTTGATAGCCAGATTTGGAGTAATTTTTAATACTTTATTTGTAGTATGACTATTTCTTTTTAGTTCTTTTCTAACTTCTTCTGAAATAAGGCATATCTCTTCGATGACTCCGTAAATCAAATTCTGTGGTAATACTTGGCCAACTGGTTCAGCGTCATTTTTACCTTTCTTTTTAAAGTTTTTTACCTGATCCCACGATACACCTAACATTGAACCTTTTGAGAATCCGACATCTTTAAATTGTGTAGAGAATTCATAACTATATGAATGTTTTAGATTTGCGTCTAGAGTGATATGATTATCCGTCACTGATTTGTTTAACTCTACAAAAAAGGTGTCTAATGTTTCTTTTAGTGTACTGCCCACCTTAAAGTCAAATCCATATTCATTATTACTCACATCAATGTCCATTACAATTGCGTCTGCTGGCGATTGTCCATCGATAACCGTAGTTGTTCCCCTTGCATCTGTTGAAGTGCTTAGTTCGTGATATTTGCTGATTTTAAATGGTAAGACTTTTGTTTGGTTAATCTTTTCTGACTTGCCATCTTTGTGTCCTACAAAATTAATTTTAATATAATATATAGCAGTGCTAATAGAAGTAAATCCACATAGAAGAACTGCGTTTTGTAAATTATCTGTTAAACTTGTTTCTCCAACTTGTGTGATAGTGAAAGATAATTTATCCGCTACACCGGCAATTTTACTATAATTAGAATTTCCCTGGGGTAAGGATTCCACGGTTAAATCTGTTATATTAAATTCAGTAGTTACCCCAGTTTTTGCTATTATGATTTTATTATCATTAGGACCTGGCCAGTTATTGGTGACGACATCTTCTATAATGAAAGATTCTTCTAATTGAAATTTTCGATTTGCCTCTCTATCAACAACAAACAATTCTAGGTTATATGTGTAGGAATCAAAGACATCAAGTGGGTTTTCGATGAAATTTTTGGTATCTACAAAATCTACTAAAGAGGTCATTCCATTATCATTCTTTGCTTTTGCTAACGCTATTAATCTCGCATCTGCTTTAAAATTTGCATCATCATCATCGGCTGGCTTTCTTTTTCTGGCTGCCTCCTTATCCACCCATTTAACATCGTGGTCTGTAGTGTCTTCCCAAGTGATGGCAGTTTTGTGTGCGTCATACTTATCCACAGTGCCATCGTTGTGTTTGTAACTAACCTCACCAGTTTGAATATTAGCACTATACCCCATTATTGTTCCTTTTCTACTAAATTTTTCATTGCTTCATTTACACCATTTTACCAATGTTATCTTTGCTTGGAATCTTAATAACAGTTCCTGCTGAGAACCCTCTGATAGGGTCTGTTATGATATCTGGATTTCTATGAGCAAATATCCACCAATACTTCGCTGTGCCATACATCTCGTAACTGCATAAATCTGGACGTTCGTTGAATTCTTGTGGTATAGTGTAATCTTCATCATGCGGATCTTTAAAGATTAATCTCTTTTTCATTATATCTAATACTGTGTTGTCTATTATGGAAGTTCTATTCCATGGTGAATTTTCTTTATACATAGCCTTTATCCCTTAAACTGCCCGAAAGATAATCTTTGACACTAAATTTATCTCTTATATCCTGTGGTGAATAAGTAGTTGATAGTGTCATTACAAACATATTTTGAACCGGAACTCTCATGCCTTTGTTTATACCAGAAGGTATTTCTACATAGTCAATATCTGAGTCTAAGTTCCAAGTAAAGTCACGAATTACACATGGCACATTTTTGTATATTCCGTGTGCATAAAATCGTAATATTGGAGGTGGCATACCAGGATCTGTATCTTTTAGCCATTGCATTTTCATCATACCTCTAATCCACAATGCCGCATTGTATACATAATTTGCTTCTTCAGTACTTCTTACAATCATTGGTGCCGCAACATTAAGTTCCATATTAGCGTGACTGTCAAACGCACGTTGTTGAAAGTTGGAATGAGTTAGTTGGTAGTCTTGGTAGTTCGCACTACTAATAATTGAGATGGTAGGAGTATACGGAAAGTTAAGTCTTGTTGGTGTTTTAACATGATAACTATTTCTTGGCCCTTGTCTCTCATTCGTCAAAATATTGTCGAATCTGCCACTCGGTTCTTCTATATATACTGGTTGTTTTGTGTAATATGGGGTTGCCATATGTTATACTCCTAAATCATTATAACAGTATTTATCGTTGTATTATCTGCGAAGTTTATTGATAATATAGAAGATTTTACTATATATAGTGTTTTACCACTTGACATATGTTAACTATATATGTTATAATTGTTTATAAATTAGGAGAATTTCACTATGGCAAGGCGACAAAACTATTTAAACAACAAGGATATGTTGAAACAAATACATATCTCAAAATCTAACTACTCTTGGTTCGAAGATAGAGACAAGTATCATCAGCATGATATTATACTATACTCAACTGATGATATTCCCGAAGCAGTGGACCAAGCAAGAAAGAACAAATCAAAGCGTTTACAAAAATTGGCGTGGGATGCGAACGAAGACAAGAAGAAAAAGCAAGTCGATTTCGAAGTGGACCCTGCTTCTTTTACTGAAGACGAAATAATATTTCGTATAATGGGATTTGACCATATACCTGATGAGCCGGGTAGAAAAGCAAATCCAAAAACAATAGCAGACTACAAAGTAAAATTACCATTTCCAGCATTCACCCATTACACATATGTAGATGGAAATCTCAATGAAGTTGGAATATCACATTATAACAAAGACAAAGAATTTGATTTATCTTCTGGTAAAATTACCGCGGTATTGGCAACTATGTATATCAAACTAGTAGAAAGATATTCTCAACGGTCAAACTGGAGAGGATACACATACATTGACGAAATGAGAGGCCAAGCGTTGTTACAATTGGCACAAATAGGTCTTCAATTTAACGAAGATAAGAGTGATAATCCATTTGCTTACTACACAACAGTAGTGAATAATTCATTCACTCGGGTACTTAATATTGAAAAGAAAAATCAAGGCATTCGTGATGACTTGCTAGAAAATGCAGGACAGGCGCCAAGTTGGACAAGACAGTTGGCACACGAAATGAAATCTCAGGAGCGTTGGCAACAAATCATCAAAACAAAGATTACAGATGATGCTATTCCAACAGAAACCATTAAAGAGATTTACGCTGACAATGACTAACAATTTGTTTAAAAAGGCCGCTTGTTTCACGGATATACATTGGGGTCTTAAAAATAATGCGAAACAACATAATGAAGATTGTTTAGATTTCATTGATTGGTTTATCGAGGACGCAAAGAAAAGAGATTGTGAAACTTGTATATTCTTGGGTGATTGGCATCATAACAGGTCAAGTCTCAATATATCAACGATGAAATATAGCATTGCTGGTCTACGAAGACTAAGCAAAGCATTCAAGAAAGTTTATGTTATCTTAGGAAACCATGACTTATTTTATCGTGAAACTCGTGATGTAAATTCTATGGAATTCATTGACGACCTTACTAATGTTGTTCTAGTGAGAGATAAATTAGTCGAGGGCGATGTTGCTATCGTCAGTTGGCTTGTAGGTGATGAATGGAAGAAGATTCCTAAATTAAAGACAAAATACATCTTTAGTCATTTAGAGTTGCCAAGATTCAAACTCAATGCTATGATAGAAATGCCAGACCACGGTGGATTAAATGGCTCTATGTTTACTAATCAAGATTATGTATTCACTGGGCACTTTCATAAACGTCAAGTAAAAGGTAATGTAATTTACATAGGCAATGCATTCCCTCATAACTTCTCGGACGATTGGGATGATGATAGGGGGTGGATGTTCTTAGAATGGGATAAAGAACCAGAGTTCTTTACTTGGGAAGATGCACCAAAATATAAGACAATCGCATTATCAAAATTATTAGATGCGCCAGATAAGTATCTAGTTCCAAAAACAACAGTAAAGATAACATTAGATATCGATATTTCTTATGAAGAAGCAAATTTTATTAAGGATACATTTGTAGAAACTTACAAGTTGCGTGATGTGACTCTTATACCGGTCAAAAACACTGAACACGAAGATGACACTGGTGCTGAAATTCATTTTGAAACAATAGATGAAATTGTAATAGCACAATTATCATCATTAGCCGATACTGGAAGTTTTGATAAAAGAGTATTAATAGAAATTTATAATAATTTATGAAAAGAATACTAATCACTGGAAGTCGTAACTATGGCTTATGCGAGGCTATATGTAATTCATTTGATAACTTTAATCAAGGATATATTGATGATGAAATCGAATATGAAACAGCAAGTAGAAGTAATGGATATAATTTAGAGACAGCAAACGGACAAAACAAATTAACAAAACATTATATCAAGGAAAACTTTGATATCTTTATAAACAACTCTGCGATATGGAAATTTCATCAGGTTATGATTGTTGAATCGATGTTTAATGCCATGAAAGACGCAGATAGAAAAGGACACATTATAAACATCGGATCAACTGCTGACACTGGCGTAAAGGGAAGAACCTGGAGATATCCTACGGAAAAGAAAGCACTCAAAGCCTACAATAGAGATTTAACTTATATGGCAATGGGTGGCAGTAATATAAAAACAACATTAATATCACCAGGAAGTCTAACAACGCCAAGTGTTATGAAGAAACATCCCGATAGAAAACTGATTGATGTCGAATATATAGCGGAACTAGTCATGTGGATAATCAATCAACCAGAGTATATAAATGTCAACGAACTGTCGATTGACCCTATACAAGATGGCATTTACGCAAGAGAGGTATAAGTTTGTTAGTAATTAAGAATATAACAATTAGAAATTTTATGAGTGTGGGTAACATTACTCAGGCAGTTACATTAGACCAAAACGAACTAACTTTGGTTTTAGGCAACAATATTGACTTGGGTAGTGACGGTGCAAGAAATGGTACAGGCAAGACAACAATCATTAACGCATTAAGTTACGGCTTGTATGGAAAAGCACTTACAAATATCAAGCAGAACAATCTAATCAACAAGACTAACGGCAAAGGCATGATGGTCACTGTTGATTTCACATACAACGGAAATGATTATAGAATTGAACGTGGTCGTTCTCCAAATGTATTTCATTTCTTAAGAGATGGCATGGAACTTGGTGACAATAGTGTCGAAAATGCAGGTCAAGGTGAAATGCGAATGACCCAAGTTGAAGTAGAGAGTATCATTGGTATTTCTCACGCAATGTTCAAACACATCGTTGCGTTGAATACTTATACTGAACCATTTCTGGCATTACGAGCGGGAGACCAAAGAGAGTTAATCGAAGAACTATTAGGAATAACTGAATTATCTCGTAAAGCCGAAGTGTTGAAAGAGATATCAAAGAATACAAAAGAACAGATAAAAGAAGAAGAGTATTCATTAAAAGCAGCCGAAGACACGAATGCTCGTATCTTAAAAAGTATTAAAGACATTGAACGCAGACAGAAGATTTGGACTAACAAACAAACATCCGATTTAGGGGAATTAGAAACTGAATTATTATCATTATCACACGTAGATGTTGAATCTGAACTAAAGAATCACACACTGTTAACATCTTATAATAAAAACTTGTCTGATATTAATCAAGCAACAAATTGGATTAACAGTATCGAGTCTGATAATACGAAACAAAATAGACTTATCGAACGACTTGATGGTGAAATCAAGTTGATTAATGAACATAAATGTCATAGTTGTGGGCAAGATATCCACGATAGCAAACAAGAAGAGATTCTTGGTGTGAAGAATACACAAAAAGAAGAAGCAGTATTACATATGCGTTCTAATGAAAGTTCTCTCTTAGAACACACGTCAACAGTAGAGAAAATTGGAGACATTGGTGATAAGCCTGTTACATTTTATGATTCACTGTCAAACGCATACGAACATCAAAATTCTGTAGAAAAATTAGAAGAATCGATAGAGAACAATAAAAACACAGAAGACCCGTATGTCGACCAGATAAATGATATGAGAAATGGTGCTTTAGAAGAAGTAGATTATTCTCACATGAATACGTTAGTTTCGTTACTTGAACATCAGGATTTCTTGTTGAAGTTACTAACTAACAAAGATAGTTTTATTCGTAAAAAGATTATAGACCAGAACTTAAGTTACTTAAACTCTCGTCTAGCATATTACTTAGATAAGTTGGGATTACCACATGATGTCGTATTCCAGAGTGATTTATCAGTAGAAATCACTGAATTAGGTCGTGATTTAGACTTTGATAATCTAAGTAGAGGTGAAAGAAATCGACTTATATTAGGTTTAAGTTGGAGTTTCCGTGATATATTCGAGTCATTATACAGCACAATTAACGTGTTATTTGTTGATGAATTGATAGATAGCGGAATGGACACCAATGGTGTCGAATCGTCACTTGCTGTTCTTAAGAAGATGGCAAGAGATGGAAATAGAAGTGTGTTTTTGATATCACACAAAGACGAATTACAAGGACGTGTTGAAAGCGTCCTTAATGTAATAAAAGAAAATGGTTTCACAAGTTTTTCTCACGAAGAGGAAAGCGCCATGTACAACACAAAGGAGTAATTTATGAGTACAAATGCAGAAATTATGGAAGCAATTGAAACATACCAGGCAGAAAATGCCAAGTTTGAAGAAAAGGGTGTAAAAGCCTCTGCGGCTCGTGCCAGAAAGGCATTAGGCGATATTGGAAAACTTACAAAGGTACGTAGAAAGGAAATCCAAGATAAAAAGAACAGTATGTAAAAGAAAATGAGTTGTATGGAAGAATATATCCCAAAGTTTTTAGATATGCTTTATGATAAAGAGATTGCAAAACATCTAACTATCGAGGAAGTAAGGGATGCGTTTCATACGAATCAGATTCTAAGTAAAAAAGAAGCAAGTCTTGCCTTCGAGGCTGTCAGCGATAATGCAAAGAAAGTATTGTATATCGGCTCATGGCTAGGCTTTCTTACTCGTGTGTTTATTGAAAAATATCCCAATATAAATTTCGAAGAAGTTGATATGGACACGAGATGTAAAGAAATAAGTGGCAGATTCAATTACACGTTTAAAAACTATCTCGGACATCAAAGTATGAACATTGATAGTTTTGGTCGTGAACATGAATTCGATACTGTTATTAATCTTAGTTGTGAGCATATGACTACTGATTGGTTCAATAGAATCAAGCCCGGAACTCAACTTATCATACAAAGTAATAATCTGATAATTGATGACCATATAAACAACTGTAAATCACTAGATGATTTCAAAAGCAAATATCCTCTTAGCGAAATAAAGTACAGTAACACGCTAAAACTTAATGTTTTTGACAGATTTACAGTATCTGGCATCAAATAGAAATTAAATTGTAAAAAAGTCTAAAAACGCTTGACTTTTACTTTTCAGTATGATAGTATAATAGAATCAACGGATGCCTATGTCTCCTCTAAACCTCTCTCATCGACACTGGTATTTGCTGATAACTCTATCACAAGAGAAAGTACCACAAAAATAAAATTTTGTATCTTTCAAAGATAGGGAGTTTTACTAAAAACCCAGTATCAGAAATGGTACTGGGTTTTTCTTTTGTCTAAATACATAATCATACTACAGAGAGTGTTTACAATGTCTAATACTGAAAAAATGAAATGGCTGGCGACTATTATGTTCGTTTGTGCCGGAACATTAATATCTTTTAATATACCCGAATCCAAATATGCGTTTCCGCTATTTGCGACAGGTCATTTGATAGTTTTGGGGGTATTTTTGAGATTAAAAGATAAACCAATGATTTTTCAAAACGCATTCTTCTTATGTATTGATATATTTGGAATATGGCAGTGGCTATTAGCGCCTATATTTTTTGTTTAAGGCTTTGTAAGTACTCTTTGAGAATTTTTGAACTTCCCACTCGTACATTGATAATACCATTATAGTACTCATCTGTTTCAAGCACTCTACGGTCAAATTGTTCTTTGGCTTCTACATAACTTAATGCGCCACGACTCGGACAATAGTGTAGAATCTCACGGGAAAATTTATCGGGACCTAATTTTTTTACATCGGCATTCAAATGGTCAGAAGAACCCCAATAGGTTCTCCAATCGCTTTCTTTATATCCACGTCTTTTGTTCTTTCTACCTTTAAGTGGTGGTTTAGTGGTTTTAAATCTTGCTAACTTCTTACCAATGTATTTCCGATTATCTGTAAGATTTGTAATCACATACACAAAACCTTCTACGTCTTCGGGTAAATCATTAACAACTTCATTATTATATGTCCAATCACTCATTATACGTCATCTCATTGTTCAATATCTTAATAGGTCTAAAGACCTAATATCTTCGGAAATTTCTTTTCGTTCCACTCAAAGAACATTTCCTTGATATTTATTTCTTCCATTTAATATTATTTATTTTAATTCTTGTTGAGTTTGGAAGACACAATTGCCCTCCTATCGGGGCAACTGCTGATACTTGTTTAGTTCATCAGATTCTATGTCTAAGTTAGCCACTAGTAATGGCGAGGTCGGTTGGCGATTCCCTCTTAACTTAGTATTGCGTCTTTCGACCCAACGGCACTTCGATTAATCCACATAGAATAAAACTTTATCAAAGTCGGTAGTATTGTAAATCTACCAGCGGTGTGTACATTTCTGTACGGTAAATACTAGTCATTCGAATACCTTTAGAGTACCGAATGTTATGTTATAAACAGTTCTTGTGGTTACGAGAAGCAGTGTCGGAGTTCATCCCAACTTATCTGAACGCCTAGCACTATACTAGCGTCCTCAATCCCGGAACGGCATCCCGCTCAACAGATCCACTATGTTTGCCATTATTAGAATCATTATTAGCCATAATTTCTTTTAGTGTTTGGGGTATATTGAGACTTGTATTAGAATTTATATTAGTTATGAGAACATACTAACACAATCTATTATAGATGTCAAGCGTTTTTATAACTTTTTTATAAAATAGGTGTTCCAGCCTTTTTACTCATCTCAAAGTTCTCAGATATTATCTCGTTTAAGTGTTTGATATGACTAGTCGGCATTTCGTGAAGTTCAGATATACTGACACCCCCTCTCATGTACCAAGTTAGTTTGTACAAGGATTTGTGTAGAGAGTCAAGTTGTTTTTGATAAGTCTCTTGTCTTTCTACAATTTCCGCGGCGCTGGCAGACTTCAACCAGCCTAAGAAAAATTTACAGGATTTAACTCAAAAGTTACCTTTTCTTTACTATCACACGATTCACAAGTGAACTCAAAGGTTGATATCTCATCTGTTTTTGGATTTGCAGAAAACACGACATCATTAACTTTTTTAACTACATCTGCTGGAATATTGTTCATAAACTCTGTAATAGAATCGTAATCTGTTACGGTTTCGTCTGGAGTTTCAATTCTGTCTATCGCAGTAATTAACAAATCTACGTTTTGTTTCGATACTTTTCTGAAACTAATTGCAAATTGTTTTGCCATCTCCATTTCATCTCCATCTTCTCCCTCTGCGGTTAGTTGAATACTATTTAATATACGGGCTTGTTCAACATCGATTAGTGCCAATTTTGTTAAACTTTCAAGTTTTGGTGGATGTACGTAGATTTTTAAATCCTCGTATTCTATAGGAGCAATATCTTCTACATCTGGAAATCTCTCAAGAATACTGTTTATATCTATGTTGTAGTCTGCTTGTTCTTTACATTCAGAACATGTATGAGTGTGTTCAATGTTTTTACCATATGTTGCGTATTTTATTGCTAGATATAATAGTTCTGCATCTATGTTACATAGATTTCTAGGATTAGGAATCGATGGTACACAACTTTTAATGAGGTTTACTAGTGATTCGCCGTTAAGAAGTTCATCGGGATTTTGCATTGATATCTCATCAATCGCAGTCATTGGGAGTATAGCAATCTCGTCTAATACAGTTTTTTCGATTTCTGGATTAAATCTACCCCCCGTTGGGATTTGCACGTAAATTGCAGGTTTACGAAAATATTTGGATAATGGATTTGCTTCAGTGTTCATTTTGTTTCCTTTGATAAATACAGTATGAGTTAATTAGTAACGCAATTAAGTATGAATATAATTGCCTTACTAATATTTATCTTTAATAATAACTACGAAGTTTTAGAATATAACAAAACATAGAGAGTATTGATGGCACAAGAACAAGATGTATTTATTTCGGGAATTAGCGGCAGTATTGCTCAGTGGAGTACTGAAGCAACTGCAGGTAGAATATCAACAACATTAAGTCAGATAGCAGGACAGAATGTCCAACTTATAAACTTACTTAATCATGTCGCCGCAGGCACAAAAATGTCTACAAAAGAGATGAACGAAATGGGCAACGAAGTTCGATCCTCAAACAAGGCAGCAAAGTCGGGGCAAAAAGCCGAGAGGATTGAGGCAGCGAAACAAGGACAATTCTGGAAAGGTCTAATGTCTAAAGTTGGTATGGGTGATAATAGAATAGTTGAGCAATTAATAAAGAATCAACAGTCAACCAGAAACGCCTCAAAAAAGATTGAAGAATTGGTGAAAAGTGGTGTTAACAGAGACGTAGCAACGTCATTCGTAAGAAAAGAGGACGAAGATGGTAACCTGCTACCAGATAGCGTTAACAGAAAAAACTTTACGAAGGCCGCAGGCGCAGTTATGGCATTCTTGGCCACAATTGAAGATGCCACAAAGGCTGGTTACTTGGAAAGAGCAAATATGGCGGCTGAATTACGCCAATCGGGTTTAACGGCTTCATTGGATAAAACGAATCAAGGATTTCTGCAACTTTCGAGAATGATTAGTGAGACAGGATTTGAATTTGGTCATGCGGCAGAATTCACTAAAGAGTTCTCTAGAACAGTAGGAATCAAAGGAGTACAGAGTACATTAAAATTTGCCAACTCTATGGCAGACGCTGAAAGCGAAACAGGAATGATGCAAAAATTTGCTTTGAGTTTCGGACAAGTTGTCAATATGTCAGGACAATATCTTGACGGATTAAGAATTTCAGGACAACTTCAAGGAAGGTCAGACCAACAGTTAAGAAAAGGAATGGACAGTTTCATGTCTAATGTCGAGGCTACTTCGAATGTATTGAAAATTTCAATGGAAGAAGCGGCAAAAATGATGGCAGACTCTATGACAGATGTCGACCAAGGTAGATTCTTAACTCTTGATCCAAAAATGCAAGAATCTATTCTATCAGGTTTACAATTTGCAGGTGCTGGTGAAGGACCAATAATGGATTTACTCGCGGCAAGACTTGGAGCAGGTTCTGAACAAGCGTTCATGATGACAAGCGAATTCCAAGAGTATTCTGGTTCTATGCTGGGACAAGAATTATTAAAATATGTTAATCAAGTCGCACCAACATTGGGAAACCAGGGTGACAAAGCATTTCAAACACAATTAGCAAATACATTGCCTCAAATGGTTGATGGACTAATAGAGATGTTTAGTCAATCAGGCAACCGGGCACTTATTATGTCTAATGACCAGGAGGCGAGCAGATTAGCCCAGTTAAGTAAAATGAAACAAACTATGGCAGATGCGAACAAAGGTATTTCTGGCGGCGGTAGAGAAGACAAAGCCGCTATGTTATATACAGAACAACAACGTGAGGCAGTAGTACAGGCAGAAAGGTCAATGACTAGATTAATGCCTGCATTTACAAAAAATATTGAAGATTTGACTACAGTAAACAGGGAATTTGCTAACCAGGCAGCCATGTCGTTAAAATTCAACCAGTCTCTCATTTCCTCACTCACTAACACCATTGTTGCCGCGGATATTGCCTTCAAGAGCGCCGCCATTGGCTTCTTTGAGATGCAAGGCGAGTCTTGGACAGATTTCTTCAAGCAATTCTTCGCCGGTGAAGACATTAAAAATCCGCTCTTTGACGGTACCGGTACTTCGTTCAAGAGTATAACATCACAGAACTCTCTTGCAAACCCAACCAAATCCATCGACCAGTTAACAAGCGATTTTGGCGTTATGAATTTAGAAGAAGCCAAAATTCAATTGGAAAAATTAAAAAAAGAACAAGGGAATAACACAGAGTTTTTTGAAGCAATTGCTGGCAATACATCTATGTTACCAATTGTGTTACCTGCACTTATGACCTTGTTGACAATACCTGGCGGCGACAAGATTATTGGACTCAATCAAGGCGTGAGAGACGCCGGCGTGAATGCTGAAAGCCAAGCAAGAGTTATCGCAGCCCTTGAAGCCTTTATAAAAACTCTTGAAAATCAATAGACAGTGATATATGATAATATGATAGATAGGGTTGACAATGAATATGAAATATGTTAATATAGATAAATTAGGAATAGATTATGACGTGGAAAAAGTACTTTAAAACATATGACGGTGTTCCTCGTCGTTCACCGGACGCTGGTGTCAGAGATACCCACGCGTCTAGTTCGAAATATAGCAGTTGGCTACCAGAAGTTTACATGGGCCAACCAAACAGAGCCCAAAGATACGGTCAATATGACCAAATGGAC